GTCGCCTTTTTCCCCTTGGGGGCCCTGTGCTCCGGTGTCGCCTTTCTCGCCCTGTGGGCCGGTTGCTCCCGTCGCTCCTTGGATGCCCTGCGGCCCGCGGATATTGCCGATGCTCACCCACTGGGCTCCTTGCACCCCGCTGCTGTCGGTGACCATCTGCCGCTGCCAGACGTCCCCGTTGCTGGTGTCAAGGTAGTAATCCCCCACCTTGCCGGTCGGGGTGTCCAGGTCATATTCCCTGGGGGGCTTCGCGCCGTTGTACCACGTCGCCCCGTCCGTGCCCTCCATGTGGCAGACATATTCCCAGTCGTGGGGCGTTCCGGAATAGATCGCCAGGTCGTTCTGGCTCAGATCCCCGTATTTCGCCGGGACGATCCAGAGATCCCCCGCCTGCACCCCGTTTGCCGAGTTGTCCTCCGGATAGCTGAAGGTCGTCCACACCCGGTTCCCCCGGGCGCCGGTTTCGCCGGTGTCCCCCTTGGGCCCCTTGGGTCCGGTGTCGCCGGTCTCACCTTTGGGGCCCTGTTCTCCGGTGTCCCCCTTGGGGCCCTGCGGGCCCACGATGCTCTCTCCGGCGGGCCCTGCCGGGCCCTGTGCGCCGGTATCCCCCTTCGGGCCCTGCGCGCCCGTGTCGCCCTTTTCCCCCTGGTCTCCCTTCACGCCGTCCGGGAGGAAAAAGCTCCGCTCCACTCCCCGGCACACCAGCGTCACCGTCCAGCCCGTGGGCTCCTCGCTCTTCCGCTCCGAACGGATGTCCACCGCCAGGAGATCGGCCACCGAGAGCCCTTCCCCCGCGCCGATGGCGCCCGCCCCCTCCGCCGAGGACAAGAGGGCGATGATCCCGTTCACCGCCTCCTTGACCTCCTTGTCCGTCCGCCCGTCGAACCAGGCCTTGAGCGCCTGGGCACTCATCCCCGCCGAAGACGGCCGGTCCGGGAGGTCGGCCACATTGTTCTCATACACCGTGAGGCGAAATGCCCCCAGTCCCTCGCTCACCGTTCCTCCTCCTTCCATTCTCTCTGCCCCCGGCTCGTCCCGTCATAGGACAGGAGGTTCTCCAGCTGCCGCTCCAGCTCTCGCTCCCGCCGGCTCTTGGGCTTTTCCCCCACCGGGGCCTTCTCCCGCCTCCGGCTCAGCAGCACCCCCGCGGCACAGGCCGCGATCCCGCCGATCAGTCCCAGCAAAAATGCCACGATCTCCACCTTCGTCACCGTCCTTTCCCGTCAATAGAGGTCCTCCACCCCGTTCTCCTGCGCCAGCCCCCGGGTACAGGCATTCACCGCGTTCACATAGAGGCTGTTGTAATAGTTGATCTTCGTGGGATCCCCCTCGTCGTACACATATTTCTCCGCCAGGCCATAGGGGATCACGCTCCGGAGGATCTCCGCCTCATAGGGGATCTCCTGGTCCAGACTTTCCAGCATGGGGGCCTCCGCAAGGGGCGTTTTCCCCTTCACCTGGCAGAGGGTGTTGTTGATCTCCAGCGTCTCCTGGAGCAAAACGTTGAGCATCCCCACCGCAAAGCCCAGAAACTCCCCGTTGTCTGCCGCCGTCTCACTGAGGATCGCCAGCGTCAGGTTGGCCGCCTGTCTTCCCGTCATGATCATTTTCTCCTTCCATCCCGCGGATCAGCGCCCGCAGCTCGTCTTCACTCAGGTTTTCCAGCACTCCCGGCCCCGGCTGCACCTCCACCCGGCTAGTGAACATCCGGAGATATTCCCCCAGCTTGTCCAGAGCCCGCAGCGCGTTCCGGGCGTCAAAGGTATATTCCCCCGTCTCCTCCCCGTCGCTGTCCAACACCGGGACCGCCCGGGTGAGCTTCTGATAATTCCGCCAATATTCCGCCGCCACCCGCTCCGGGGTGATGGCCATCTGCCGGAAGATCTCCCGGCTCCGCGCGGCGAGATAGGCCGTGACCTCCTCCCGCCGGAGGAGCCTGCTGGCCGCGTTGGCCGCCACCGCCCGGTTCCCGTTCCGGGCATAGCCCGCCTCCAGCGCCGCCTCCGTGCCGTTCCCTCCGTTGCGGAGATAGGCCTCGCAGAAGTCCGCCTCCCGCTTCTTCAGCGCTCTCATCCGGTCACCATCCCCTGTCCCTGGCTCAGGTCCGCCATCGCCCCGGCCGCGATGCCCGGGTCGCCCACGGCGGCATTCAGGGGAGCCGCCCCCGTTCCCGCCATGGCCTGGCGCTCCCGCAGCTTCCGCAGCAGGCCCGCCTTGTCCTTGACCCACTTGTCCGGGAGCCGTTCCAGATAGTCCGCCGCGTCCTGGATGACCCCCGCCTTGAGGAGGTTGTCCGCGCTCTGCTGCTGGGTGATCTCGCTCCAATACGAGCTCATCCCCACCTCCACGTTGAGCTCCATCTGGTCCAGATCCAGCGCCGAGAAATCCACCAGCTGCTCCTGCAGCGTCCCGCTCTCGTCCTCCATCACCGCCATGCGCACCCCATAGTCACACCGCATGATCTCGCACATCACCCGGACGATGTCCTCCACAAACTGATAGTACCCCAGCCGCTGGAGCTCCAGCGGCGCGGAGGAAGCCTTCTGGGTGGCGATGATGGCCGAGGTGTTTTCCGGCCGGACGTTGCCCAGGGCCACGTCGTTGGCCCCCATATAGTCCTTGGTGTAGCTGATGGTCTTCTCCACCAGGTCCAGGGCCTGGGCGCTCATCTCCGCCGGGCGGACGTTCTGGGCCACCACCCGGTCTGGGGGCCCGTCGACGCCGATGGCGTCCGCCACCCGGTTGTTCCAGCCGTTGGGGAGGAGGGTCTTGTCGTAAAAGATCTTCGGGAAGCTGGTGTTCTTCACCTGGACCATCATCATGGCCCACATCTTGTTCACAAAGATCTGGTTGGGGATCATCCCCTCCAGGATCCCACGGCCGTGATAGCTCCCCCGCCGGGCCGCCCAGGGCATCCACGCCAGGGGATAGATCCGGTAGCCCGTGTCCCGCTCCTTCTGGATCTCACAGCTGCGGCACACCTCCTTCCACCGCACCGTGCCCTTCTCCTTCCAGAGCTTCGTGACACAGGTCACCAGGTCCTCGCTGCGGCTGTCCTCGCCATAGAGGCTCTCGCTGTCCGGCTGGATGCGCTCTGCCTCTTCCCCCGCGCCGTTCTCCCGGGCCAGCTCCCGCGCCCGGTCCAGCTGCCGGCGGCGGAGGATGAGGAGATAGGGCTGCGCCTGCACCTCCGGGGTATAGGGGTCGCCGAAGAGGACCTTCGTGTTCTCGATCCCCTCACAGGCGATCTCCCCTCTCGCCGTCTGCCCCGTCTGCCGGTCCAGGTCGGTCCAGAGATACATGCAGCAGTCCCCGTCCACCGCCGCGTCCTTGAGGCTCTGCCGCAGCTTGGTCTTCAGCCGGCTGCGTTCGATGGCCCGCTCCACCTCCCGGCCCAGCAGCGCCGTGCTCCGCGCCGCCTCCTCCGTCCGGCGGAAGGGGCAGATCTCCACCCCGATGTCGTCGCTCACCAGCATGGAGATGCAGTAGCTCACCACCCGATAGGTGAAGTTCAGCACCGGCTTCTCTAGGTTCGGGGCGTTGACCCCCTCCCACTGCCGCCCGGCATAGAAGTTTTCATACTGCTCCACGTCTTCATACAGGCCGTTCTCCGTCAGTCTCTGGTTCTGGCGGATGCCCCGTTCCATCTCCTCCATGATCTCATGGGGTTCTTTTCCGATCTTCATGCGTTCCCCCTTATCCGAACATATTTTCGTATTGCTGTTCCATCGTGGGCCCGTCCTCCGGGTCCCACACCGCTTCTTCCTCCCCGCTTTGGTAAAAGAGCTTGTTCAGCCCCTGGCTCAGCGCGTCCACGTCGTCGTCGTGGGCCCCGTTGGGGAAGGCGGCGCAGCTCTCCACCAGCTCCGCCGTGATGTCCTCCCCCTGGGGGAGGAACACGTTCCCCGCCTCCACAAAACCGCTCACCGCCGCGGCCCGGGCCGTCTTTCCCCCCTCCGGGTTCACCGGGAGGATCCCCGGGATCTCGTGGCGGAGCATGGAGATCACCGCCGGCCCGTTGGCCTTGTCTTCGATATAGATGGGCCGCGCCCGGGGGTAGCGCGCCGCCATGGCCCGGATGGCCCGCAGCGTCTCCGGGAAGTCCATGTGCCGCTTGTCCATGTTCAGGAGATAGCACCCCGCTCCCGCCTTCCCCCAGGCCTGAATGCACACAAAGTCGTTGTCCTCCCGTCCCTTAAAGGCAGCGTCCACGCTGATGATGGCTCGCGGCAGCGGCGGCAGCGCCTCCCGCCGGTAATATTTCCACCAGCTCCGCTTGAAGATGCCGCCCTCCTCGTCGCTGGGCCGGCATTGATAGAGGGCGTTCCACGCCCGGCTCCCCTCCCGGCTGCGGAACCCCCGCTTAAAGGCCTGCAGCCATGCGTCCCCCTTCCCCAGCTCGGGGCACAGCGCCTCGCCGATGCGCCGCCCGAGGGGGTCGTTTTCCCCGTCGCACTCACAGGGGAGCCGCAGCAGCGTGCAGTTGGGCTCGGTCTCCAGCAGATACCCCGCCAGGTCCATGGGGTGCCATGGGGTGAGGATGACGATGACCTTCGCCCCCGCCGCCAGACGGGACCGGAACGAGCTCACCCATTCCTCCTGGAGCATTCTTCGGAAGGCCGCGCTGTCCGCCTCCATCCGGGATTTGATGGGGTCGTCGATGATCATGAGCTCACAGGGGTTGCCCGTGACCCCTGCCTTGACGCCCCTGCTCTTCATCCCGCCCCGGTGTCCCCGGATCTCAAACTCGTCCGCCCGGCGGACCCCCGGGTTCAGGGAGATACCGAACAGGCTTTCGCCGTATTCCTCCACCTTCTGCCGGTTCCGCCGCCCGAACCGCTGGGCAAAGGGCTGGTCATAGGAGATCTCGATCACCCGCTTGTCCGGCCACCGCCCCAGATACCACGAGGGCAGCGTCTCCGTCACCGTCATGCTCTTCCCGTGCTGGGGCGGCATCTCCAGGATGAGGATGTCATAGGGGTTCCCCGTCTCCCGGAGGATGAAGTCCTCCGCCGTGCGCGCCACCAGCGCCGCCGCCCGGGTGGGCCGGAACATCCCCCCGTGGACATACTGGACATAGCTGTAATAGTCCCGCCGGGCCTCTCTGCGCAGCAGCTCCCGCCGGGCCCCTTCCCGGATAGCCGCTTTTTCCGCCTCCCGCATGGGTCTTCCTCCCCTCTTTTTTCTGCCCCAATATACGCCAACGCCCGGGGGGCTCCGCAGAGCCGCCCCGGGTCTTGTACCGCAGTCGTTATCTCAGTCTGTTGGCGTCATGTTCTCCCTCCCTCAGGAGGTCGCCTTCTTCTCGGCCACGGGGCTGGAAAAGCTCCCGTCCGCCGTGCCGCTCTGGCCGCCCAGCGCCACCGCGCGGATGGTGTCCCCCGCCGCGTGGACGGCCTTGGCCCCGGTGGCCACGATCTTGGCCGTGGTGCTGTACCGGGGGTCCGAGCCGTCGGTGGTGTACTGGATGAGGACGGCGTCCGCCTGGGTCACCGTGCCGTCCGCCGCCACCGTGGGCGCGCTGAGGACGGTCCCCTTGCCGGAGGAGGTGTCCACATCCACATAGATCCCCGCGCTTCTCCGCCCGAAGACGAAGCAGTCGTAATACTGCCGCCCCTCCAGGAGATTCCCGGAGATGCCGGGGGGATCCTGGTGGATCTTGGTCTCCTCGATCTTCATGGGGAGACAGGCCGCGCTCTTGTGGACGATCATGAAGTTGACGTTGGCCGGCCACCGGGAGCCCGGCACCTTCACCACGTCCATGTTGTCATATTCGCCCACCTTCCCCTGGGCCAGGGACTTCTGCGCCAGGCTCTCCACCTTGATGAACTCGTCGCTCATCCGCAGCAGCTTATACCCCGCCGGGGTGACGAACAGCGTCCGCCCGTCCGCCGGGACCTCCTGGTCGTCCAGATACACCGTCCCGTCCGAGATCCGGTCGCAGATGTTGCTCTTGCTCAGCGCCGTGCCGCTGCCCACGATCTTCCCCGCCTTGGCCGCCAGGGTGCGGAAGCCATAGAGGTCGGTCATGGGGATGCCCTGCTCCTTGAGCATGAGCGCCACCACCCGTCCCGCCTTCTTCAGATACTGCTGATCCTTGGCGTTGCCCTTGTCGATGGTCTTGGAAAATGCCTTGTCCTGGGTGCAGATGAGCTCCTGGGTCTCATCCTCCACCTCGGTGGGGGTGCCGTAGCGGCTGGTGCCGCTGCGGGTATAGTCGCCATAGGGCGTGGTGATGATGGTGGAGATCACCACGCTCTTAAAGTCCCCGAACCGATAGTCCTGGCTCAGTCTCCCCGCCAGGAGGCTCCCCAGCTTAAAGGCCTGGAGCGCCCGATTGCTGTAATTCACATGTGCCGTGATGCCCATTGTTCTTTCTCCCTTCTCGTTCCCCCGGGTCAGAGGTCAAAAACCTCCGCGAATCCCGCGTCAAAGCCGTCGCCCGCCTTGGCCTTCGGCCCCGCCTGGGTCACGCGCCCCGGGTTCTTTTCCTTGTTCCGTTCGTTCTGGCGGAGCTGGCTGTTCTCCAGCCGGAGCTGCTTGTGCTCCCAGGCGAGATAGGCCTCCAGCGGCCGCATCCCGCCCTCCGCGATGTTCCGGATGACCTCCGGCTCCAGTGCGCTCAGGTCCAGCCCGTTTTTCCGGCCATAGTCCGTCAGCTCCCGGAAGCCGGCGTCCCGCGCTTCCTGCTCTCTGGCTTCCGTTTCCCGGTCTTCCCGGGCCCGCCGGTCGGCCTGCTGCTCCCGCAGCCGCCGCAGGGCCAGCTCCCTGGCCTCCGCCTCCGGGACGCCGCTCTCCATGAGCTTCCGCGCCTCCGGCGCCGCCTCCTGCTCCTCCGCCGCCTGGGCGGCGAAGCGGAGATACTGCTCCCGGCTCATCCCCGCCGCCTTGGCATACCGGTCGATGAGCCGCCCCTCCGGGGTGTCTCCCTGGCGGAGCCGGTCCCGGTCCGCTCTCAGACCGTCATAGTCCAGGCCCTTCTGAGCCAGCGCCACCAGCTCCTCCCGGGTGTATTCCTTCTCCTCCCCCCGGTACGAGAGACGGATCTTCCCGTCCTCCTCCGGGGCTGCTTCGGCTGTGTCCTCCGCCGCCTTTCCGGTCCCGTCCTCGGCGTGGGTGTCCGCCGCCTCCGGCCCCTCTTCGTCGTCAAAGGTCGCCTCCACCGGCTCGTTGTCCAGTGCGTCCAGGGTCTCCGTCTCCGCGTCCTGGCCCGCGGTCTCCATCATGTCAGAGTGGGTGTCCTCCAGCATATCCGTGTTCTCCTCTCCTCCGGGTGGGTGTCCCCGGCGTTTTGGTGCGGAAAAAGGGCCCCGCTCCCGCGGCGCCCCGTTCCATGCTTTCATGATACCACGTCCAATGCTGGCAGCGGACCCCTCTTTTGCTCTCCCCTATTCCACCCGGTACCCAAGCTCCCTGGCCAGCGCCAGGAGGAAGAGGTTCTTCTTCCGGTAAAACAGCTTCTTTCCCACGCATGGCAAATACAGGCGTTCGTATGGCCACAAACGCCTGTTCTCCAGGTTCCGGAGGATCCCGCTTTCCAGCGCCCGGCGGATCTCCCGGTTCCCGATATCGCTCAGAGCCTGCCCCATGGCCCGCTCCACAGCCCGGACGCTGCGGCTCTCCTCGCTCTCCTCCAGCGCCGCCAGCCCCAGCGCCCCTGCCTCCGGCCGCCCGCTCTGGCAGAGCTCCGCCCGCCGCCGGGCCAGCATCCACTTCTGCCGTTCATACCCCCGGGCGTGCCCCGCGCACACCTCCCGCACATCCTGCGGCAGCTTGGTCTGATACTTCATCGCCCGCCTCCTTTCCCCGGCGATGAGCCCTGTGAGCGCCCCTTCTCCCGCGTGCCCGCGCGCGTCTTCGGTCCCCCCGCGCGTCCGCGCCCGGCAGTCTCATCATTTCTCACGTCCTTCTCCGGCATGCGGAGCTTCATGTGCAGCAGCTTCCCCTCCCCCGGGTCATATTCCCCCTGCCAGATGACCTTTGCCCCCTTGGGGATCCGGTACCGGCTCTCCGGCGCCACCTCCTGCTCCGAGATCATCACCGTCCGCTCCAGGTTCCGGGAGCTGCGCCACTTCTTCGCATTCTTGCCCCCTGCCGCCTGCTTCACCAGATAGGCCGCCAGCGCCCCGTGGCTCTCCTCGTCCCAGAGGCTCCGGTCGTCCACCGTGCCATAGGGCCACCCTTCCCGCAGCACCTCTGTGGGGATCCCGCTCATCACCAGGTGGTGGTGCAGCCGCGCCTCCTCCCCAGAGCGCTTCTTGTTGGCCGTGACGGCAAAGAAACGGAAGCTCCCCCCGTTCTTCCTGGCCCATTTCCGGCACCAGGACAAAAACCGGGTCAGCATCCCCTCCCCCAGCTCCACCGTCTCCGGCAGATGCCCGTCGTCATACCGCAGCGTGACGAACCGGTCCCCCCGGGCATAGGAAAAGTTCGCATCCAGGATCGTCCCCGCCTCCCGGATGGCCGCGTTCAGGTTCCCCCGCTCCTGGCTGGGGCGGGATGGCCCCTTTTTCCGACCTCTTGGCCGGAAGGTCTCGGGGACATACATCTCCCGGACCTCCCGGATGTTCCCTGTCTGAAGGATCCGCCGCACCTTCTTCACCGTCCTCTCTTCCCCCTGTTCCTAAACATAGACCCTTTATGAGCCCACATAGAACGCGCGCGCCCGCGTTCTTCTTTCTCTTTTGTGCATCCGCTTCCCCTGCCGGGGGCCGAATGCCACAAGATCAGGGCCGCTTCCGCGGTCCTGATCTTCTGGTATCCGAGCCTGGTTTGCCCCGTGTCATCGGGCTCTCAGTCCTCCGGGACTTCCTCCTCGTTCTCCTGCTTCCGGGTGAGCCGGACCCGCACCGTGCCGTTGCTCTTCCGGGAAAAGCTCAGCCTGCAGCCGCTCATGGTCACCTCCCCCTTGTCCACCTGCCGCGCGGCCACCGCCGCGCCCACTGCCTGGGCCACCTCCATCTGGCCCGGGGAGAGCTGCTCCTCCTCGCACACCCGCTCCACCGCCTTCCGCGTGTTCCGCAGCCGCCGCTGGAGGATCGCCCCCTCGCAGTCACACCGTTCCTCCGCCATCCGGTCGGCCTCCGCCGGCCCTTCCGCCGCCAGGAGGTTATACACCTGTCCGCACCAGCGGCATGTTCCCTGTGTCATCCTTTTGTCTTTCCTTTCTCATATTCCGGGCATGGCCCGCCATATCGTTCCGGCTTCCGCCGCCTCCGTTTGGTCAGCAGCATGAAGTTGCACGTCCGGAGCGTTCTCCCCGCATACCACCGGCACCCCCGGCAATTCTCCACCCAGCCGCCCCGGGTCTCGGCCTTCGCCCGCTCCTCCGGGCTCATTCGGCCCCAGGAGCTTCCTGTCCTCTCGTCTCCAGATACCCCCGGATGGCGGTCTCCACCCGGTGGGAGGGGGTCCGTCTTCCCGTGAGGATGTCCCGCAGCGTCTGGCTCCCGCACCCCAGGTCTCCCGCCACCCGGCTGGCGTTCAGCTCCCGGCTCTGCATATAGTCCAGGAGCGCCGCTGCCAAAGGGCCCGGTTCCTGCCCTCCCGTCTTCGGCTCCCGCCGGGCCGGTTTCTCCGGTTTTTCCTCCTCAGTCTCCGGCCAGAGCGGCGCATCCGCGGCGCCCGCCTGCGTTTTCTCCCCTTCCGCCGCCTCCTCCAGGAGCTCTTCCACCTTGTCCAGCACCTCCCGGAATCCCTCGGGCAGCTTCTCTCCCCGTCCCATGGTCCAGGCCCACAGCATGAGCTTGATGCTCTCCCACAGTTGTTCTTTCATCCTTCGTTCCTCCTTTGTTACAGATCAGTCCCCAGCGGAGCCGCTTTTCTCCGTCTCCGCCGGCCGTTCCCCGCTTCAAACACCGGGCACGGGTCTCCATATCGCCGGGGCTTCGGCCGGAGCTTCCCCGTCTTGCAGAGATAATCGCAATAGGGCGAGAAGACCCCGCTCTCCCCGTTGGTGAGCTTCCCCGCCCAGCGGCATTTCCGGCAGTCCGAGCTGGTCCACCGCCCCCGGATCTCCTTGTCGATCTCCTCATCTCCCCGGATGCCCCGGGCCCGGGTCTCCCGGCTCTGCCGCTGCACCACTGTCTCGTCCCGGCGCTTCTCCCGCCAGACTCCGGCTTCCGGGGTGACCGGCGGCCGCCCCGGCGGGTCCTTCCTCCTCCGGCTCACGACCGGATCCCCCGCCGCCATTTGGCAAAGACGATGCGGCAGATGTCCTCCGCGTCCCCGGGGATGTCGTCAAACTCCTCCCCGTTCACCCCCACCAGGAGGATGTCGCCCACCAGGCCCAGTCCCCCGATGCTGCAATTATAGGGGAGCCGCCGCAGCCGCCCCTCCTCGTTGCACACGATACAGAGATCCTCCGTCAGGCTCACCGTCTCACAGGGTCCTCCCACCGCCGCCTGGAGCGCCTCCAGGCTGTTTTCCATCTCCGCCTCATAGGGCGGCTGTCCCGCTTTCTTCCAGATGACTTTCATCCTGTCATCCTCCTTTTTGTGTTGTTGTTGGGTTGTGATCACAGCTCCCCCGGGCGGCGAAGGGGCTCGCCGCCTCCGCCGCCGGGCAAAAAGGAGGTACACCGGGCGTCTGCATTTCACCGCCCGGGGCAGCCGTGGTCCTGCCCGCCGTTCTTTATCCCGTCCACCCCGCCTGGGCGCGGATCTTCGCGATCCAGCGCTTCGCCCGGTCCGCGTCCTCCTGGGTGCTGGGGCGATATTCCGCCGGCGGCTTTGCCGGGGGCCTGCGGCTCTCCGCCTCCCGCTGGGCCAGGACCCGCCGCAGCACCGTCTCCGCCTCCTCCCCCCGGGGGATGGGCCAGACGTCCACCGGCGCCCGTCCCCGGGTCTCAAACCGGTCGCAGCAGAGGAACTTCACCCGCCAGTCCCGCCGGCATGCCGGGCATTCCATCCCGATCTCCGCCACGCTGGAGCGGATCCAGTTCACCGTCGGCCCCGGCCGGTGGTTCTTGTCCGACCGGAGCTCCCGCATCATGCCCTTCTTCGCCATGCTCCGCCCACAGGAGCACACCGGCAGCCCCATGAGCCGCATCCATCCGTCCTTCTGTCCGTTTCTGTCCATTCCTGTCCCCTCCCTTCCCGTTCCGGGTCTCTGCCCGGGCGGCCGGTCTCCCGGTCTCCCCGGCAGAGGGCCGGAGCCCTCTGTTCAGTCTTCCGCTTCCAGCATCTCCGCGCTCCAGAGCTTGAGCGCGTCGCCGCACCGGTCCCCCAGCCCCCGCAGCGGGCAGCTCCTCCCCGGTGCACCGGCGCAAAAGCGCCGCCGCCGTCTTCCGGTCCGGGACCAGGTCTTCCTTGGGAACAAACATCCCCTCCAGCCCCAGCAGCGCGATCCGCTCCCGCATCTGCGCTTCCCGCGCTTCCGCCGCCCGGAGCTGCCGCCGCTGCTCCTCCGCCAGGTCCAGCGCCCAGCCCAGCATGATGTCCAGGCAGCCAAAGTTCCCCTCCATCGGGCAGCCGTCGCATTTCCCGTCTTCCCGGCTGCAGTATTCCAGCGCCTTGCGCATCTCTTCCAGTGTCAGCATGTTTTCTCCTCCTGTTCGTGCATCCGCGCCACTGCCTGCCGTTCCACCCGCTCCCGCGCGTCCGGGACCGCCGTCATGCTGCGGATATAGGCCTCCATCGGGTCCAGCTGCGCCGCCTTCCGGTGCTCCTTCCGGAACCGCGCCGCCTCCTGGTCCAGGCTCTCCTGGGTCCAGTATTGATACCGCTCCTCCCACGGGACGAAATATTTCGCCGGGAGCTTCTTCCGGAGGAGCTTGTCCACCTCCGCCCGCCGGGCGTCGGCGTCCGGCTCAAAGCCCACCCCGTACCAGACGAAGCGGAACCATTCATAGAGGGCAAAGGTGAACCGGCTCAGCTTCTCCCCGCCCCAGGGGTTCTTCCCCATCATCTCGTCATACCCCATCGTCAGCATCGCCGCGTCAAAGACCGCCGCCTGGAGATAGGCCGCGCCCACCGCCGCCGCGTGCTCCATCTCCCGGGCCTGCTGGGCCTGGATGCGGGAGAGGAAGTCATTCCGCTTCTTCGCCATCGTCGATCCACACCTCACATTCTCCCATCCCGGCCTCCAGCGCCTCCCGGTGCCCGTCCCGATAGAGGTCGATCCGGTTCCCCCGGATGGCCCCGCCCCG